CCCCATATTTAATTGGTAAATCAGGAGTTATATTTATAGGAGTATCAGGATTTACAAATATAGGTTCTATAACTGGTTCAGTTATTACAAATTCTTTTATTTGTTTTGGTAACTCATTTTGAATTTGTTGTTTTAATGAAAGTTTAACATCACTTTGATTAACTTTTTGTCTTTCTGCTATTTGTAAAATAGGATTTTTAGTATCTATTACTGCAGATGATGTTTTTTCTTGCAAAACTTGTCCAACAATATCATTAAATTGATTTGTTTCTACATTATAAGTTGCATTTACTTTAACATCAGGTGTTAATAAATAGTAGTCTATTGCCTGAATTAAAAGTCTTTTTATTGAACTTTTTATACTATCTTTAGATAATTCTAATGCTGGTTTTGTTGTATATGGGTTTCCGTAATTTAAATCTTTTATGTTTGAATTTCTATTTGTAAATTCGTATAATGCAGATTGCATAAACTTATTATATATAGTTGAAACAAATGTATCAAATCCTTGAATTTTAAACTCTGCATTCATTTTATCTAACCAGTTTTGTCCATATTTATTTATTATAAAAGAACTTATAGATGTTGGATTTATTTTTTCAATGAATTGTATTGCATATTCAATTGTATCTTCTCTAAAATGTCTATCATTAACAAATATACCATATCTCTCAAATAAATCAGTTCCAGCATTTTCAAGTCTATTTAAAGGTAATAATCTAATTTCAGTTCTTGATGGTGATATTTCTGAAATCCATAATTTATCAAATTTAGAATCACTACCTACTCTTTTATTTACTAAAGTTATTTGAGTTTTAAATATACCAGTTGTATATCCAGCCTCAGATAATAATCGTTCAACATCTATAAAATATTCAGATGGGAAACTATATGCTTGAAATATTGTACCTTCTGCAATTAGAAAATAATCATTAATATTTTTTGTTGTTAATGGTACATATCTAACCATACCAAAATTTGATTGAGGTAATTGATTATCATTTACATCATAAACTATAAATTCAATAGCATCAGTATCACTCAATCCAAAAAAAGATTGTAAGTCGGATGTTTCAAAGATTTCTCTATCTTTTGAGTTAATTCTATACCCCTTTGAATCTACTATATTTTTAAATTTTTGTATTGCCATTTTTAATATTTGTAAATGTGGAATGTGAAATCTTTATTTTCTGTTTTAGAACCATCAGTAGCAGAAACACTTATCGTCATTGTAAAATCATATTCAGTTGGTTTTGAATGAGAAAATAAACCACCACCATGACTGCCAGCCAATCCATTAAAATAGTTGGTTGGTCTACTCATATCAAATTTCTTTGTTTCATTTGCTTTTAATGTAATTGGAATAGTAAATCCAAAATCCCAAACACCATTAGTAATACCACCACCAAATTTTATATCAATTGTTACATCTTTGGGTCCTGCCACTATTTCAAAATAAGTTTGAAATGTTTTTCCATAGTCATTGCCAGGTGCTGCAAATTTGTTTGCACTAGCTGCTGAACCATATCCACCACCGTAATCCATTCCAATCATTTGTTTGTTGTTACCCTGCAATTTAGTTGGGTCACCTTTTTCAAATACAATTGTTGATAATTGTCCAGTAGAAACACCACCAGCTGCTACTGCTTGATTTTTAGCATTTAATTGAGAACGAAGTGAATCTATTTCTTGTTGTAATGATTGATTTCTTGCGTATAAAGAAACTCTTTGAATTGCTTCTGAAGTTGCTTTTTGAATTGCATTTTGTAAATCAATAATTGAACTTTGAATTTTTGAGTTTGCTTGTGATGCTTGATTTTGAGAAGTTGCTACTATTAATGTTTTATTATCAACATCAACTCTTAAACTTTGAGATACAATTTCTAATTGAGTTACTTTTCCTTGTAAATCTAATATTTGAGTATTTAATGTCTCTATTTGATGTGTTAAATCAATTACAGATTGTGTTACCGGATTATATATAGAACGTAATACAGTGTCTGGTAATTCGGGTGCTTTTATTGGAATTAATTCTACAATATTAGTATCTATTGATTTTATTAATTCAGAATTGTTATATGCCGGTTTAGTTAATATTCCAGAAATGACACCACTGTTTGGGTCTGCTTCATCTATTAAAGTGAATCCAGTACTTCCAGTATTTTGATTAATTGTTAAAGAACCACTAATCAAAATTTTTCCAACCAATTGTTCGTTTTTTAAACCAGTTTGTATCATTTTATTTTACAACTCTAAATGTTATATCATTATCAAAATAAACATCACCATCATTAAATGTTATTTTAAATTCTATTCTATATGTTCTATCAGTTTCCCAATTTGTAAAATCCAATTGAACATAGTTTCCACTTTCATCACAACTAATTTTAGAATAATTAGAAAACGGAATTATAATATCACCACTAACTTCATCTTTTATTTGATAATAAGATGATTGCGGTAAATAATTTGTAGTCCCATATTGATTAAATGAATTATTAAATGTTTTTAATGGATATAGTTCTCTACCAAATATTCTTAGTTTTGGCGTTGTCCCAATTTTGTATTCAGTTTTACCATTTGTTATACCAATCTTAAATTGTTCAGTTGTAAGAGGTGTTAATGAACCAGTATTAAATATTTGGTCATTCCAACCTATTCTTATTTTTGGTTGATATATTGTATGTGTTTCCTTACTAAAAAATTGCAATACACCATATTCTTCTGTATTATTTTCTAATGTATCTGAATATTTTAGTATTAGTCCATCGTTTGGTATTGAACTACTTATCCATGCTATTAGCATTGGTTTTATATTCATTGAGATATCGGCTGTACTATATGAATAGTTTTGTGTTGATATATTTGATGTGTACCATACACCACCAAATCCAGAGTAAGACCCAGTTGAACCTAGTGCAAAGTTTGGATGCTGTCCATTTGTTGTGGTGTCTCCTAACCATGCTGATTTAGAATCTCCTTCTCTATAACCCCAACTAACTCCAGCAGTTGTAATATTATCAAATCTAGTCCCAGAACCCATTTGCCAACTTCCACTAATTGGAAAAGCATATAAAGTATAATCTAAAGGTATTTCATTTGATTGGCAGTCTTTTAAAACTAAAGTTGCTTCTTCAATATGAGAACCAGTATGTAAATTAGATATATCAAACTTAATCAAAGCTCTTGATACATCTTTAATACCACCATAATAAACTTTACTAACTTCCAATACTTGGTCTAAACCAGTATTTTGATTTGGTTGCTGTAAATAAACTGATGCATCTTTTGATGCTGTTATAAAATTATACATTATTTAGCTCTACCTTTTATATCTGAATTTGGAAACTTAATTTCAAAAACCGAAGGGTCTAATGATGGATAGATTACCTTTCCTTTAGTTGCTGCCGTTATATTATAAGAATTTGTAGAATATTGTCCTCCACATTTATTTACAAACTCTAACATTGGTACTGATGATACTCCTTCAACATTTGCTAATAATAATTCTACTTCACTAACATTTATTGTTTGATTAAACGTCCAATTATCAATACTAAAATAATCTTTTAATTGTGTTATACAATTTGTAAGTACATCACTTTTATTATAATTTTTTAATACACTAATCTCAAAATTTAATCCTATATTAATTATAAATCCATCAATTATATTTACCCCATCTGTTAATATTTTGTATTCGTTTAAATATGTTTTAAGGTTTTCTTTTACACCTCTATTAAGATTTGTAAGATTACTATTATTATCATATCCCAACAAATATAAGTTTATAGCAAATGGATTATTTTTTTCCGATTCATTTTGAGTTTTACCAATTAAATAATTTTTTAAATCAGCTTGAACAGTTTGTGTAGTTGGGATATTGCCATTTTTAGTAGTATTAACATACCCCATTATTAAATCAGTAAATTGTTGTAATTGCTTTGGAGAAGCTAAAATTGATGATGGTGAATTATTATCTAAAGTTCCATCTGCTGTTGCAAATACTTTTGCAATACCACCATATTTAGATGGCATTGATAATGCTCTTATTTGATAATCTTTTGAAGTTACTGCTCTATTTTGTGCTCCAAAATTTGCTAATGAATTTTGTCTAATTTCTTCAATAGTTTCACCACCTCTACCACCAGTTGCAGAAGATTCATTATCAACAGCTACTGAATTTCTAATAGAGTTAAATGTTGCTCTTTCTGCTGCAGAAAATGTAGATACATCATTATCAAATTCTATATTTACTATTCTTGTTAGTTCTCCCGTAGATACATTTGAATCAACTCCCCCACCCACTAAATAAGTAACTGTTAAAGTTGTATTTGATGGGGATGTTCCATATGTATTTGTTTTTAAAAAATTTGTTGGGTCAAAAGATTCTTCCAATCTATTAATTGAATTCGGTAATCCCAATCCAACGTTTTTAAAATTAGGTATTAATAATTCATCATTTGCGGATGGGTCACCTGCTCCAAATTGTAAAGTTATAGTACTATCAGTATTAACTTTTGTTACAAATCTTTTTGGAGTTTTTATTGTTTTTAAAATATATGGTACAGTTGATTTAAACTGATAAAGGTCTGGGTCATTTGATGTTGTGTTTGGCTGGTCTATAAAAACCATTTCTTGCCCCAAATATGGTACTTCATACCATTTATTATTATTAGAATCTCTTACATCATATATTTCAATAATATTTGATTCTTTTAAATTTATAGTTTGAAATGGTTGATATGTTGTAAAATTAAATTGATTGGTTACTTTTTTTGCTGATATTGCATTTACATATTTTTTTACTAAATAAAATGTAGGTTCTCCTGTAACAGAATCATTTTGATAAACAACAATTTCCCTATCATTACTATCTGAAAAATCAACAACATCCATTGTTATAAAATTAACACCTTTTGTAGTTGATGTTACTTGCATTCCTTCTTTAATTCTTAAATAATAAGTTTCATCTGGTATATTATTTACACCATTTCCAATTGCAGGAACTAATTGATATATAGAAAGTGTTGCTAATGCAGGTGAAGTTACTTTTGGTTTATATCCTAAATATTGAGCTAAAGATATTACATTTTGTAAATCTTCTGCAGATATCATCATTGATTCTTTTAAAGTATCGTCTGTATAATATGAAAGTACATCACCAATATAGGATGCCATTTCAATAAACATCATACCAGGAGATGTTTCATTAAAATCAGAATAAGTTTTTGGAAAATAAGTTTTAGCAAACTCTATAAGATTACTTCTAAAAGAAGCAAAATCTTTATTAAGATATTTTATATCCTTTCCCTTATTTGTAAAATTTTTATTTATTGTGTTTATTGCCATTTTATTATCCTTATACTGTAAATGTTACTGTTTCTAAATTTGTTGAATTTGAGATATTAAAACTTATAGATACATCTATTTCATTTTTATCTTTTAATTCATTTTTTGTATTAATATTTATTTGTTGTATAATAACATATGGTAACCAAGTTTCAATACTACTAACTATTATATCTTCTATTTTACTTGCCAAATCATCATCAATAGATTCAAACAATAATTCTTGAAGCCCACTACCAAGTTGAGGTTGCATCAATCTTTCTCCTTTTTTAGTAAGTAATAAACTTTTTATATTAGTTTTTATTTGTTCTAATGTAGTATAAGATTGATTAAAAGCAACATCTCCAATTTGTATTGGTAATGTAATACCAATAGCATAATCGTTGTATTGTTTTATATCTTGAACTGGTTTAGAACCTAATATTATTGCCATTATTTTTTATTAAATCTTTTTACAAGTTCAGAATAATCTCTATTTAATGCTTTATCAATTGCTTCGTTGCCTGTATTAACACCCAATCCAGTTGATTGTGGTCCTCTACCTAAATCGCCATATCCCATTTTATCAGATATTGCAGTTCTACCTACAATTGAACCCATATCACCTTGTCCAAAACTCATAGTTCTATAACCACCATCACCTTGTGGAATACCACCTTTTGTTTCATTTAGAATTTGATTAATCATTGGATTTTTACTATATGTTTTTAATGGAGCTCCTTTTTGTTGTACTGATTCCATAATTGTTTCATCTTCTAAAATAGCTTTAGCCATAGAAATACCAGTTGACTCTTTTTTTGGTGCTGGTTGCTTACCTTCACTTAATAATCGTTTTACTTCCGTTTTTACGGATTCTTTGATTAACGCAGGTAATTGCTCTTTCAATTCCTCTTTTATAAGGATTTGTATAGCTTTTAATAGTTTATCTGTGTCCATATATTGTTTTGTTATGTTTATAAATATTTAAAACTTTATTTATTACAATCCGGCGGAATAACATATCCAGATATGTTCTTAATATTAGGAGTTTTTAGAAAACAACCACATCCGTTACGATTAAATCCACCACCACCAGTATTTCCTTCTATTGTAGTTACCTTTCCATTATTAACAGATGCAACTATACCAATGTGATGTTCTTTACCTTCAGGCCCATATAATGCAGCTGCTCCCACTGTTGGTATATGAGAATATAATCCTTTTGATTTTGCCCAACTAGCCCAACTTTTACAAGATGCTGCTCCCGGTGGAGTTTTTAATCCTGCCGCTTTCCACCAAGCAGTTACAGCAGATGCGCACCAATAATAACCTTCGCCTGTTGCTTTAACTTGAGATTGGTTATCCAATCCTGCTAAATTAACCATAGTATCTATTCTGCCGGATTGTCCAACTGGAAGTTCTCCATTTGGATTTAATCTACCACCATAGTTTTTACCAGCTCCATTATTTGCAGCTGTCCCAGTTTCTATAATACCAATATCTTTTCTAGCAGCTTCAACTATTTTTAATCCAATAACACATTTAAAACTAGGGTCTGAATTTGCAATTTCTGCTATTTTTTGTATTTCTTCTGGTTTTGTTTTTTCATCTGGAATTGAATTGAATTGTTTGGTTTCCACTTCTTGTGTTAATAATTCTTTGTATTCAATTGCTGTTTTAACTTGTTCTTCTGATGCATTTTCATTATTTATAGTTTCATCTGCTTTTGCAATTTCTTTCTTTTTTTCAGAAATATCATCATCTGTCATTTGAAAATCAGAATCAGGTGTGGTACTACCTCCACCTGGTTTAGAAGAATCTACAAAATATCCATTCCATTGAACAATACCGGGCCCAGGCGTTCCAACAGGCGGATATAGTGATACGGTATTTATAATACCACTAACAGTTTGTAAATGAGCAGTAGCATATGCAATAAATTCATCTATTATTATTGTTGTATTATTTGTAGGAGGTAATGCTGACATATTATTCGTATATTGAAATATGCATTGGGTCATTGTTACTTAACCAAGTCATTCCATATTTTTTAAATATTTGAGCTACTTGTAAAAATCCAGTATCAAATGCCGTAAAGCTTCTTAGTTTTGTTTTTCCACTATATACACCATCAGTTCCAAATTTTGTACCATATGGATATACACTGGCATTCATATCAATAGCAGTTCCCCAACTATGATTTGAAAATCTACTACCACAAGTTACATTTCTAACCGCCATACCACCATCACAACTTAATATGTATTTATACAATCCAGAAGATTTAATTTCTGATAAAGCTGGTTTTATTAGTGCAGCTAAATCTTTATGTACCATAATTTTTTTATCCCCACTTACAGTTGGGAATGAAATTTGTGTACAATTTTTTGATAAATATTTTTCATTTACTTTATACCAATATCTAATTGGTGCTGTACATTTTGCTCCAGTATTTTCACTACTATCTACTTTAAAATTACCAGGCTGTCCCAACGCCGGCCATTCTCCATTTCCACATTTTTTAAATAAAGCTTCATCTCCTCTGCCAACCATAGTTGGTTTTGGCGTTTGTGGAAAATTACCAGATGTACCAGCATTACCAGATGTTTGTGATTTTATTTCATTAAATTTAGTTATATTAGAAATTGCTTCTTTTGGTGTCACATTACTATTATTATTATTTGCTTCTTCATCGGATTGAAATAATTCACGATATATTTGATGATTTTTTTTAAATTCTTTATGGTCTTCTTCTATTGCTTGCTCTTCAATTTCGTCTGGTGTAGATGGTGTGTTTGCAAATTTTGTTGCTGGTGCTCCAGGTGTCCATTGACCAGGATTTGTACAAGTTGCATATGTTATTGAAACATTTATAGTAGAGCCTACGGCTGGTATTACTGGAATTGGTGCTTTATTTAATTCAGCAGATTGCCAATATGCTAAAACTCCTTTATCCATATTACCAACTAAATCATATGGTGTAGTTGAGCTTGCTCCTTGTTGAAATGCTAATTTAAATAATTCTTTCATAGAATCAACATTTCCTTTTACAATTGGAATATGATTTATAGTATCTCCTCCTCTTTTTATTGCAGCATCATACTCAGTTGCATATAATTCTGCAATTTCATCTAATGTTTGTATTCCTTCAGGAGAATTAGCTCTACTTAAAATATTATCTTTGAATATTTGCCAAGACATATTAAGATGTTTGGTTTAATTTACTAAGAATAGTATTTAATTTGGATTTTATAGAACCAAATTGTGCTACATTTGTAGGTCCTGTTGCAGAAGGACCTGATGGTGTTAAATATATTTGCTGAGTGATTACATCTATAAGTTCTGCTAATAAATCTACTAATTTTTGTCCTTTTACCATAGGTTCTAAAGAATCACTTCCTAAAAATATAGAACCTTTTCCAGAAATTATATTTACATCTCTATCATTAGTCATTATATTAATATCATCACCAACAGTTACATCAATACCTAATTTATTATCAATTGACATAGCACCATCTGAAATAAACCCATAATTCTTTTTAGAAAAAAATAACATTTCTGCACTTTTAGCTGATAATATTATTCTTCCAGAATTTAAAAGTATTTGGTCACCTATAAATTTAGATGGATAATTATCAAAAGATTGTGGTTTAGTTTGAAAATCCGTTTTTCCTTTATCATCAATAGTACCTGGTACAAATTCTAATTGATATTGGTCAGATGTTAATGCTATTATACTACCATCTTTAGTTATATCTTCTAACGTTGCAGATTTTAAATCTTTTTGTTTTGATGTTATATTTTCAGCATTTCTTATTATAATAGTTGGTGAAAATTTATGGTCTACATTATTATATCCAGAAAATCTTATAGATTGCCCAAAACGGCTTTCAAATAACATATCACCTTCATATAATTTTAATTTATGTATTCCTATTTCTTTTTTAAAATAATCACCATAACCATCATATTTAGTAGAATCATCTGAATTAGTTCTTGATATTCCCGTATTTTCTACTTTATTATAATTATCTTTTTTAGAACCAGGATTATCCGCATCTGGTTTAAATGTACTGCTTATAAAATTTGGCTCAACATTTAAATTTGGTGATAATTCTAATCCAATTCTTTTATATAATGTTTGTCCACTATTTCCTGCTATAATTTCTACAGTCTCATTTCTTACAGGTAAATTTTTATAATTTTTATCAAATGGATATGCTAATGGTAAATCTTTATCATTTGATACAGCTTTATTTGAATATCTAAATTCAATAGCTCCAATCAGATTTATATCCTCTTTTCCATTTTTTATTCTAGGATGTGTTTCATCTAATATAACAGAATAAACAATACCATACGATGATTGAGATTTATCTCCTCCTGAAAATTGTGTTATAGTTGCTGATGATATTTGTGCATTTTGAATTGGCATCTTATTTCATTTTTTTTTTAAATCTTCTAACTCAAATTCTAAATCATCAACTCGTTCAACTTCCAATTTAGTATCTTCCAAATCTCTAAGTAATTGTTCTTTTTCAAATGCGGATAAAAATCCTTCCTGTCCTTCTGTCTTTTTATCTGCTGCTACAAGTTTTTGTGCTAATGCAGCTAACTTAACTAATTGGTCATCGTTTTTAACGGAACTATCTATTAAAGATGAAATGATAGGCCCTACTGTACCCATATCCCCAGCATGTCTAACCATATTTTTTAATTCATTGATTAGTTCGCTTATTTTCTTTTTTTTGGAAATTTGGTTGTTATATATATCTTCAAATAATCCACTTAAGGATTTTCCTGGGAATAATTCAAATTCTGTTGACATAGTAGTTTATTTACATTTTGTATGTATATAAATATGATTTCTATAAAAACTTAGGATTCGTTTAGGGCTTGTACCTTAATTTGTATTTTAGGAGTATATCCTTTGGGTAGATTTGTTTTAATACCTTCAAATCTTTCAACTTTATCTTTAAAATATTCAATTTCTAATATTCTATCTGTTAAATTCATTATGGTTTGAGATGAAGTAAACATTTCTGCAGTGTTTCTTCTCATATTTAATTGCGATTCTTTTGGAAAAAATTGCTTTCTCATTGCTGGTCCAACATCTTCCCAATTTTTAACTTTATCAATTACTTTTTCAGCAGATATCTTTCTCATTTTAGATGAAAGGTATTTTATACCATTTGTATATCCAGCATCAGTAAATAAATGTCCGTGATTTGTTCTAACTACTGGTGATTCGGTATTATGCAATTTTATATCCGGGTTATGCTTAGATGTAGATTCAATACTAACCATATGTTTTGGAGAAGATATAAACGTATGCCCTTTAAGTGCTAATGTACTTTTGCCCTTATATGTAATTGCGGATTTAATTGCTTCTTTAAGGGTTTTTTGTTTAATGATGTTTCTCATCTTATCCCCATCAGGTCCAGGTTTACCACCTTTTTTTACAATCTTATGCTCAGCTTCATCATGCCCAACTAGTAATGCAGCGTTTACTACACCAATACCATATTCATTCATTCCCTCACTCCAATCAGTTGTTACATCATGTAAATACGCAACTTCAACACCATCCATTATTGTATGTACTATTTCTAAAACAGGTTTATATGCCCTATCTCTATTCTTAGCTAAGATAAATTTATCATTAACCTCTTTAGATACTATGATACATTCGTTAATCATTTCTTATTGGATATATGCGTTCAATTCATATGAGTTTCTCATACCATAAACCTGAATTTGAAGTTTCTTTCTTTGAACTTTACCTCCTTTAGATAACTCAATACTAAATTTATTAGTCTTACCTTCTGATGGTTTACGAGGTCCCATTCCTATTTGTCTGAAAGAATCTTCATCATTTATTTCATATCCTTTTTTCTCCGCATATGCTTTAGCTGCGTTGATAGCTGATGTATATGATTTATGATATACTTCGTAATCCGATTTTGCTTCAGTTATTAATCTTACTAAACTTATCATATTAGAATGCTCCTTTTAAATTAGCTATATCCGTTAAACTATATGAATCATCATTCATAATTTTTTTAAATAATCCCTTTAATATATTATCTCTGTATTTGGAAATTTCTAATGGTATTGAACCTTCTACTTTATGTATTACTTCTATTGCTTCTAATTTTTTAATTGATTTAGTATCTTTTAAAAATTTTGCCAATTCAATTACTGCCGTAGTATGGTCATTTTTATCCGTTAATTTAGCTATCTTTTTAGATATAGCAAAAACTTCAGGATTTGCATGTTTACTATTAACTGGAGTGTTTCCTTCACTTACAATACCCATTAATTTTATCATCTTATTTCTTTAATTTAATCTTCCAATAAACACCACCTTTAACATATGGTGAGAAAGAACCATTTGTACCATCAGTTGTTCTATTATTAACACCTAATCCTAAATTAAATATTCTATCTGATTTGGTATTAATTAATACTCCCATTCCTATTGAACTTATAAAGTCTGCTTTATTAAACCCACCTTCAATACCATAGAATACTTTTGTTTTAGGTAATTCTTTTACAATTGTAGTATTATTAATTACTCTTTGTTTAACATTAGCAATAAAATTTCTACCTTCAATTTTATTTTTAGTAATTGTATCAGTTAAAAATACAAATCCTAAACTATCAGGCAAATGCAATGTATCTTTGTATATATTTTTTGCAAAGTAATCTCTTAGTAATGCTGCTGTATCTACATTTATCAACTTAATTGCGGTATCATGTAAGATAGTTTCATGGAATATATCTTGTCCTTTTTTCCAAAGTGTTTTTACTTTTGTTACTTCGGTAGTATCATGTATCTCTTTAATAACTTCATATTTCTTACCATCAACCATCATTGTTTTACCAACTCCATTACTTTTACCAAAGTAAAACTGAATTGCTACACAAGCAATAAGAACTAATATAGCAATATTTTTTAAATTTTTCATAATAAACTGATTTATATCTTATAAATATTAAATTATTCTAAAATATCATTTTTGACCCGATTTGGATATTATTCAATAGAGAGAAACTATCACCAAAGGACATTGCCGCTTTATAAGATGCTGAAAATCCAAATCTTTTACTTAATTTGTAATCATATCCCAATCCTACCATTGCTCCCGGTATTCTACTTACAGTACTTCCACCAGTTACCGTATTCCAAGCTAATGGGGATTGCATTACAAATACTTGCGGAGTTAGGGTTACCTTTGTATTATAAGGAAATGGTTTCATCCAAAATCCTACTAAAGATGAACTTAAACTTACATCATATCCACCTTTAGTTGCGTTTTGCATCATTAAAGTAATTATACCAACATTATATCCAAACGTTCCGTATTTAGGGTGAGGTTTAATCCAAGTGTATCCGTTAAGATTCATTAGAGTTCCTTTAAGATATGCAAATGTAGTTCCGTATGAATGTATTGCGTTTAATTGTCCGTTCTCAAAATCCATCTTTGTAATACCACCTGATAGTGCAAATTGGTTTAAAGTACTCCAAATAAGTGCGGTAGCTGAATATGATTTATCTCCCATCAATGAAGAACGAGATACACCAACACTCATCATTACAGCGTATTTACCTTCCGCATCTTCCGTACCAGCCAAATCAGATGCTAACATCATTGGGTTAGTATTTACTGCTTTCTTTTTTTCTTTTTTATCATCTTTCTTTTCTTCCTTTTTTTCTTCCTTCTTCTCCTCCTTCTTTTCTTCCTTTTTTTCCTCTTTCTTTTCTTCTTTAGACTCTTCTTTTTTCTCCTCTTTTTTAGACTCTGATTTAGTTTCTTCTTTCTTTTCTTCAGTCTTGCTTTCAGACTTACTTTCCGATTTTGTTTCAGATTTAGTCTCCGTTTTTGTTTCAGTTTTACTCTCCGAAGATGAATTGCCCGAACTTGATGACGAGGATGATGAAGATGAAGAACTACTTGATGAAGATGATGAAGATGTACTGCTAGAACCTCCAGAAGCACTGCTTCCTGATGATGGAGGCGGAGGTGGTGGTGTGGAACTAGCTGATGAAGATGCTGCTCCAGAAGCGGCTCCAGATGCTGCTCCACTAGCAGCCCC